ATAGCATTGATAAGCTCCACACTATGACCCATAGCTGTGTAGTCTTGTGCTATTTCTTCTGTTGTTTTTTCTTCCATTTTAAACTCCTTCTAATGTTGCTATTCTTGCTTCAAGTGCATCGTTCTTTGCAGATAAATCTTGTATTGCTTTTACAAGTATGGGTACAAACTTTTCATATCTCATACCATATTGATTTTCATCTTCTGTCATTGTTATTAAAAGATTAGTTTTATCTTCTTTTTTATAACCTTCTGCTACCTCTAAAGCCTCAACCTCTTGTGCTTTAAAACCTATGTCTAACCAATCTTCTTTGTGAGTGCCATCTGGTGTTTGGGCATTTAAGTCATAGTCATTTGCTGTTTTATCACCATATTTACTTCTCTTATCCCATTTATAAGTATATGGTGTTAATTTATTAACAAAGTCTAAACCAATATCTAATGCTATAAAATCTGTTTTATCTCTTTGGTCAGACGCAACGCTAAGAGATACTTGAGCATTAAGTCCTTGTATATTTCCATCACCTAAAACAATGGTGTTATTAGCACCTGTTATGTTACCACCGGGTGAACCAGTTCTTCCTGCATCATGTCCTAACAGTAAATTATTATCTCCAGTTGTAACAGAAAAACCAGAACTCATCCCAAGTGCTGTATTATTAAAACCTTCTGTACACGCTCCTAAAGAACCATAACCAATGGCTGTGTTAGTATCACCAGTAGTGTTAGAGTCTAGTGCATAATTACCAACTGCTGTGTTAGCAGCACCTGTTGTATTAGCCTTTAATGTTTCAAATCCTACTGCTGTGTTATCATCTGCTGTGGTGTTGTTTTGTAGAGAACGTCTACCAACTGCTGTATTGTAACTTCCTGTTGTGTTTGTCTGTAATGCTTCATATCCTATTGCAGTAATTTGTGCACCAGTGGTATTGCTTAACCCTGCTTGATAACCTACTGCTGTATTACTTCCTGCTGTAGTAGTTGCTTTAAGTGCATCTTTACCAACAGCTGTATTTTGAGCACCTGTAGAGTTTAATAGTGATTGATATCCAACTGCTGTGCTGTCATCACTGGTGGTGTTTGAGGCAAGAGCATCGCTTCCAATAGCTGTATTACTACTACCTGTTGTGTTGTATCTTAAAGTAGGGCTGCTTGAAAAAGTACCAACACCGACATTTCCTGTTCCTGTAGTATTTGCATATAAAGTTCCCCAACCAACTGCTGTGTTACTGTTTGCAGTCGTATTAGAACGTAATGTTCCCTCACCTATAGCAGTCAAATAAACACCAGTGGTGTTATTTAATATTGATTGAAACCCAACAGCAGTGTTGCCAGATGCTGTGGTGTTATTTAAAAGTGCTTCATTACCCACAGCCACATTGCTTCCACCTGTAGTATTAAAATAACTAGCTTGAAAACCCAATGCTGTGTTACTAGAACCTGTAGTATTACTGAACCCTGATTGATACCCCAATGCTACGTTGTTGTTTGCTGTATTAGATTTAAGTGAATCTGAACCCACTGCTGTATTAGAATCACCTGCATTAGCATTTAATGCTCTATAGCCAACACCAGTATTATTAAAAGTTGCTGTTGCACCAAGACCAGAATAACCTGCACCCCAACCAAGCATAGTGTTATTGCTACCAGTTTCATTACGATAACCTGCTTGATGACCAATAAAACTATTAGATGTACCAGTAGTATTACTAATTCCTGCTCGAAACCCAACTGCTGTGTTGTTTGATGCTGTGGTGTTATTTGCTAAAGCCTCACGACCTACTGCTACATTGCTCCCTCCTGTGGTGTTGGCTAGTAAAGCTGTATACCCAACTGCTGTGTTACTTCCACCAGAAGTATTTGCTGTTAATGAATTTGCACCAATCGCAGTGTTATAATTACCAGATAATGAACCATCATCTAAAGCAGTATTACCTAAAGCTACGTTTTCTGTACCAACTGGATAATTACCATCTAGCTTGATTGTGCCACCATCTACTGAGAGGTTACCTGCTACAGTTAATCCATCTGTGACTGCTGTACCTGTTACGTCAATGCCTGTTGAGGTGGTTTCAAATTTACCTGCACCTGCATAATGCAACTTAACATATCCATTATCATCTGCAATAATCATACTTTGAGTATTTCCAGCATTATTTACACGAAAGTTTGTGCCTAATAATATTAAATTACTAGCACCAGTTTCAGCAATATAACTAGCACCTGATGCACCATCGTGATAAATTTGTAAGTCAGAACTTGCACCCAACTTAATGATATCATTGTCACCCATGTTAAGGTGTGTAGCTAGAGTAGTCTCACCTGTAACATCAAGAGTACCACTAAACTGACCTGTCGTTGTATCAACAGCAGTTGCAATTATATCGGCAGGTTTTTTTCCTACGTATCCCATACGCTACCCCTTATGTAATATCAAGATGACTTAGAACAACATCAGCAGATGATGCTTGGCTAGATGTAACTTTAATTGTATCACCCGGCTCTAGTACAAGTTTTTGGTCTCCACCTACAACTACCAAAGAGCCACCTACAGGTACAGGTGCATCCTTAACAATGTACACACTATCTTCTGCACCACTAGTACGACCTGAAGCATCAAGCTGTACATCCACAGTGATTTGACTTGTGACTATGTTGGAGACACTCAGACCAATAACTGTAGTTTCAGTTGAAGCACCACATGTTAATATGGTAGCAGGAGATGTTCCAATCCCTGTATCTGTTTCTGATAAAAATGCGTTTGCCATTTCCTTTTCCTCTTATTTAACCTAGAGCAATTGCCATTGCTACTGCTGAATTGTTTGCTTCCGTAACTGCAAAAGCTGTGGTAGCAACTAACGTATTACTCGTTCCTGATGCTTGTGTAGTAGCTGTAGTAGCAGTATTAATTGTACCATTTAAGTCACCACTAAATGTAGTAGCTGTTGAAGTACCACTTATAGTAACAGAGTTTGGTAATCCGATTGTTACTATATTACCTGTTGCACTTGTCTCAATCTCATTAGATGTTCCTGCAACAGTTAATGTCTCACTGTCAAGGTCAATAGCTATTGTACCACTGTCAGTTGTAATATCTAAATCTTCAGCAGTGATTTGTGTATCTACGTAATCTTTAACAGCTGCTGATGTAGGCAGTGATGTATCATTATCACTAGAGCCAATACCTTCTGCTTCAGTTACAATGGCAGTACCTTTGAAGTTATCCACCTCAATGTTAGACACTGTGTTATTGTCTACATCTATAGTTTTGTTTGTAAGTGTATCAGTAGAACCTGCAAGTATATAAGATTGTAAATCAGAGATATCTGCTTCAACAACAGTAATTGTATTACTTGCAGTATTTATAGTTTTGTTTGTGAGTGTGTCAGTTGTAGCTCTACCTACAAGTGTATCAGAAGCTGTAGGTAATGTAAGAGTACCTGTATTACTGATGCTACTTATTACAGGAGTAGTAAGTGTTTTATTTGTAAGGGTTTGTGTACCTGTAAGTGTAGCAACTGTGCTGTCAATAGCAACTGTAAGTGTGTTACCTGAACCTGTTGTGTCAATACCTGTACCACCTGCAATGTCTAAGGTTTCGCTGTCTAAGTCAATGCTTAATGCTCCACCTGAGTCACCCTGAAAGTCTAAGTCCTGTGCAGTTACTTGTGAATCTACATATGCTTTGATTGATTGTTGAGTAGCTAAATGACTAGCAGAATCAGAAGTCATATCATCTTCATCTTTAATTGATGTACCTGATATTGTTCCGTTTATTATAGCACTTGTAAGTGTCTTATTTGTAAATGTTTGTGTGCCTGTTAGAGTAGCTACAGTAGAATCTATTGCAAATGTAACAGTATTAGAACTACCACTTGTATCAATACCTGTGCCACCTGTGAAAGTAAGTGTCTCACTATCTAAGTCTATGTTTAGTGCACCACCACTATCTGCTTGGAAGTCTAGGTCTTGAGCAGTTACTTGTGCATCTACATATGCCTTTACAGATTGTTGTGTAGGTACAAGAGTAGCACTGTCAGATGCCATGTTATCTTCATCTACAAATGCTGTAATAGTTATAGAGCCATCAGATAAGCTACCATATGTAAGTGTACCTGATACGTCTGTATTACCATTTATGTCAATAGTTGTGGCAGCTATTTGGACTTCTGTGTCGGCAACGATGTCAAGCTGACCATCGGCACTTGAGTTGATGTATATAGCTGTGTCTCTGAATTGTAGCTTCTCTGTAGAAGCAATAAGTATGTCATCACTGAACTCAAAATAATCCTCATCTTCCATCCATTTAAGGACACCATCATTTGACTCACCATCAAATGTAACAGTAATATCTGTTGCTGCAGTACCATCTCCTAATGTAAGGGATGTACCAAGCATCTTTGTAATAGGACCGCCTTCTGCTGTTGTACCATCGTGTGTATGTCCTGTGCTTGCAGCGAAGGCAGCTAATAACTGATTAAACTCATCATTGGTATGAGCTGCAGTAATTACGTCTCCATCTGTATATGTGGATTGTCTAGTGTATGTAGCTCCCATTTATCTTCTCGCTCCTAATTGATATTCTACTCCAAAACCTCTTAATGCATAAGGTGCTGATGTTCCATCATCATTAACTCTTAAAGCAACAGTAAATCCTGAACCTTCAACTGGCTGTCTAAGCAATGGCTCTGTCTGTCCACCATATGTAGCAACACCATACACAGAAGCACCATATATTGCTACAACATCTTCAGCAGATAAAGAATAAGCTGCAGGTCTTGGGGAGTTAGGGTCTTCATAATCATATCTTAAAAACAAATCAGCATTAACTGCTGCTTCAGGTTTATAACTTACAAGTACACGTTGTATATGTTTACGTACACCAGCATCACCAAAACTTAAATCAGGACTTCTGTATTTAGCATTTACAGCAGTTCCATCAAAATCGTTACCACTTTCTTGTTGATATATATATCCATCAGAACCACCATGAATAATAGTGGTGCTTCCAGTATCTACTAATATTCCCGTAGATGTAGGTTTAATACCTTTCAATTTACCAAATTCAAACTGTTCACCTCTGAGAGAACAAATAACCCCATTTGTATCTGCTTGTGTTGTGCCAGACTTTGAAAAAAACAATCTATATTGTGTTTTATTAGGTATAACAACAGACCTAAATGCGTCTGAGTTTACTATGTTATCATTAAACACAGTTTGAATAGGTGTACTAATTGTACCCAATTCAACGTCGCCAATTCTTGCAGTACCTGCAACTGTACGTAAGCCATCAGGTGCTAAGAATATTAAGTCACCGGAAAATTCTTGAATCGTCTGCCCGTTTATACAACCAATATTTCTTGTTACATCTGATATTGTAAAGTCTGAAACAGAAGAACCTGCTAACTTAAATATTCTATTTTCACAAAAGATAAATAAGTTATCTCGGAAAACTTTAATTCCTGTTATTGTCGCATCAACTGCTATGCTTCCTGAACCTGCACCACTTGAAAAGTCATCTTCATCAAATGGCTTACTAAATACAAGCTCTTGAGGTGTGCCCGACATACCTGCATAGAACATATGGTCCCTAAATGAAGCCACAAACTTAGCTCCTGCTACTGTACTGGCACTTACATCTGTTGCCGTAAATGATGTGTTAAACACTGTAGGTGCATTATTTCCATCTACTACAATAAACTTTAAGTTGTTATCAAAGTTAAATTCTTCAAATGTGTAAACACCTGCACTTGTACGACCTGTATCTATCTCTGTCCAAGCTGTTGAGCCACTAGTAGACCTAAATATCTTCTCACCCCTAGCAGCAATAATGTTATCATTAAAGAATGTTGACATTAATATTTCTTCACTAGAAGCACTTGTTTGGGGTACTATGTTGGTATTATACTTACTAAACCCATTTATTCTTCTGTAACCACCTTCAATGTCAGGCTCAAAGTTAACTAGCTCTAATGCTTCACCCGGTTGCATAGCAAACGTAGATTTGTTTAGAACTAAACCACCTTGTAAAGGAAAATTTGCAGGTTGTACTCTTGATAAATCTGGCATTATGATGTTGTTTCTGTACTAAAATATCCTGCCATACTTGTTGGTCTTAATATTACTGTCGACCTTACATATTCATATTTATTAACCAATAGTGTTTGCATGTTTTTTATGCCTTGTTCAAATCTTGCAAAGTTTAATTGGTATTGCTCAATCTCACCTCTGTATTGATATGCATATGAAGTGGCTCCATCTATTATAACTGGTGCGAACCTGTCGGGTATTGTTGTGGTATCGTCGTGTGCTGACAAATCAGATGGAAATGTAAAGTAATCAAATTTTAATGTATAGCCTTTATTAGGAAAAGGGTATAAAATAAAATTATTATCTAATGTTCTTACAATATGTGAAGGAACTCCTCCACCAGTAAATTGTGATACTTGTACGCCACTTGTTATAGAAGCTGCTGTTGTGCTATTAGCACCTCTGGTGCAACCTGTAAATGTCGTACTTGTTGTTCCTGTATATGTTATCTCTTCATTTGCTATGTGTATAGTTCCTGAAGAATCAAATCCTGATGTACTAGCTACAGTTATAGTTGTTACGCTATCTGTATGTGTAGTACTTGTAGTTGTTGTTACAATATCATCTTCTTGTTCAACATTATTAGCAATGTATTCATTATAAGATAATGTGCTCAGGTTTGTACCTGATGTACCCAAAGTTGAATCTTTAACTATTCTTGCAGTGTTATAATCTACATGTTTAGTTGATGTGGGCAATGTATATTTTACTGTCCCTGGAACTAAAACTTCTGTATTAATTGCGTGATTAAAAGGGTAACTAAATTCTTTTTGATTAATATATCTTATGGCTTCATTAACTGCATTTTGGGCTTGAACTTGAATACCCCGTGCACTTGAAAAAGTAGACGAGGTCAGTTGGGGTTCATTAATACGTGCAAGCACGCTATTAGTTAATGTAAGATAAGTTTGTGCCATATTATTTTAAATAATAGGGGACAAAATTAATTGTCCCCGTGATTACGCTATTAAGCTAATTGGTCTCTATCGACTTCGTCTGGCTTATCATCTAGTCCATGACCTGCTAAATCAATAACAGTTGCATAAACTCTAAGTCTGCCTGTTGCTGGAGCAGCTCCTGCAATCGTAGCATCAATAGTATCAGTAGTAGTGATAAATTGAGTATACGTTGAAGCAGCACTTCCTACAATAGTGTTGGTCTGACCATTAGTACCTGCGGCACAAAAGCCTGTAGATGTAATATCAGCACCATCAACGATGTCATCGCCACCAGCAAAGTCTAAATCAAGAGTACAACTTGAAGTAAATGCTTTCATTACTTCTGCACCTGAATTTAGTACTAGTGTATTCGCAGGTATTTCAAGAACTTGAAACACATCTCCTGCTGAATAACTACCACCTGCTGCAACTAATGCATCAATATCGAGATAAGCCTCAATATTTCTCATGACATTAGTATTTTTAGCTGATGGCATTGCTGCAATAGAGTCGGAAGATACGCCAGTGGTATCTTTAGAAGTTAAATCATAAGTTGCCATTTATACCTCCCTACGCTACGTTGTATTTAGCAGTTACGATTGCTTCTGGACGAAGAATCTTTCTGCCATATAAATGCATACCTCTTACGATGTCTGCGAAAGAATCAGGGTCTCTATAAGACTCTGTCTTTGTTATCTGCGAAGCTGTTGCTACTGATGAAGAATGACCAGCTACAATAACTCCATAGTTTGAGTTTTGGTTAGCAGAACCTGAAGTTCCTGGTCCTGTGCCAACGGCAGGTAGGTTATTTGACATATAGATATCAAAACCATGTAATGAACCTATTGACAATCCGCTTCTTAATCCTCCTGACTCACCGAAATCTGCATTGAGAAGTCTTGAATCTTCATCTTTTAAGATTTCAACGAAAGTTGGATGTAGAACTAACCATCTACCTTCTGTGTCTACAAACTGTGTATCTAGCAGTCTGCCCATTCTTGCAATAACTTGCAATGGTGTAGCAGTTGCTGTTGCTTGAGCTGTAGCACCTGGCATTCTTGGAGCTAGTGGGATGGAGTGGTCATCAGCACTAGCAGTAGTGATGTTACCGAAGTCACCCTTCTTTAGCTTCATGCTTGTCAACAGTTCATCTGAACCTGCAGTTGAAACAGCTTTTGTACCATTTACAGTATCATTAGTAGTTCCTGCTACTGCATTTAGAGAAGATTGCTTGAAACCTGACAAATAACCAAGAACTTCTTGGTCGTGTTGGTCACGAAGTCTATATCCAGCTCTGTCAGAAGCCATTGACTCAAAGTTTACATGACTATGAGCTTCTTCAATGTCATCAACTTTGAAAGCAAAGTAGTTTGCCTTATCTACGATAAGAGAAAAATCCTCATCGTCTAGGTCTTGTGGTTGAATGTTAACACCACGGGCGTATTCTTTTACAGTGATTTCTGGTTCTTTGATAATTTTTACAGTATCACCATAATTCGCAATCTCTCCAAAGTAGTCACTATTTGTGATTGATTCTACAACAGAGGTTTTACGAAAAGCTTGCTGAACCTTTTGGGAGTAAATAATGGGACTAAAATTGCCATTAGGTAAATTCCCGTATCCAGCCGCAGTTTGGAAAGCCATGTTATCCTCCTTGGCTAATATTAAAATACGAGTGCATACACAATCAAAAGGCTAGTAACTGTTAGGTGTCCGTAGTGGGGCTAACTTAAACTAGGTAGTTTTTCTTAGTATAAATCGTGAAAATGTGTTAAGCAAGGTAGTCATCAAAAAGATGGGCTGCTATTTATACATTTTATAACACATAAATTTTAAAAAGTAAAGAAAAATATTAAGCACGTCGGCTTATATCATATATAAAGTTGCCTGATTGAATAGCTTCTTGTATTCTTTCCTCATTTTTCGCAAACTCATGTGGTTTCATTTTAGCTACATCAGACTCTTTAATCTGATTTGCTTGTCCTGTTTTACTAGCTGCAGGTGCATTGGATGCCCCTCTAGTTACAGCTTTTGCAGCTTCCTTAGAAGCATCTGGTTTCTTTTTAGTGGGAGTATCTGTTATTCCCATATCTATTTTATATAAATCTATTGCTCTTGCTGCAGATTTAGAATCGCTTTCATTTTCATATAAAGCCTGTTGAACCCATCTAGGTTGTACTTCAACCCAATCATGAAACTCTTGGTCGTTTCTAATTGTATCAAAATCAGGATGTATTCTCATAAGTTCTGCTTCTGCAGTGGCACGAGTAGCTTGTGCCTCTCTATCTGCAATTAATTTCATTCTTTCTTCTAATGTAGAATCTAATTCTTTCGCTTTCTTTGTAGCAATACTTTCTACAATCTTAGCAACATCAGGATACTCTTGAGACCATTGAGCAATCTCTTCATCAGACTTTGGTAGGTTTATTTCTTTAGTTGCTGTATCTGTTAGTTGTTGCTTTAATTTAAATATCTCATCTTGATAAGTTTTTTCTTTTTCCTGGATGTGCCTTCTTAAGTCACCATATCTTTTTTTAAAAGTTTTTTCTTCAGGTGCTAGAGATTCTGTTTCAGCAACATCTTTTGCTTCTTCCTGAGCTTTGCCTAAAGCCTCATCTCTTTCTTTTATATTCTTTTCTAACTCTAACGCTTCTTTATCATCGTTACGTTTATATCTTATTGGGGTTTTAACTATTTTTTGTTCTACAGCTATATCAGCCATATTATTTCTCCTAGGGTTATCGTAGCCATTATTGGGGGATAAGTAGCTAGTGTATTAATTCATAAATTATTTTTTATGAACTGTCAATCCTACTAAGTAAACTATAGGATGGATTATTTTACAAAACACATTTCCAACTACACTGTCTTTGGATTTGCCTTTTGTTAAAACATGTCTAAGGTGTTTTGTTCGTTCTTCGGCAAGGTAAGCACCTAAGTTTGTTAGTGCCCTATTAACCTTCATACCACGAACAAAAGGTTTGAATAATGAATGATACCCTATTTCATGTATAGGTGTCAAGTATTTTTTCTGATAAATGTACCAAGTTTTCATAGCTTGTGACCAGTCATCAAGTTGAGTCTGTCTATACATCTCTGTACAAACTATTTTACTGCTACTACTTTCAGATGCTTGTGCATCATCAGCGTAACTTGTTCCAGGACTTGTACCTGCAGTTGCTGAAGCACCAGATGTATCTATGCCTCCTGCTTTATCTGCTTCTCCTCTTCCATAAGCTTCAGGATTAGTTTGGTCAGGACCTGCTTTACTAGCATCAGGGTCATTTATAGGATTACCCTTGCTGTCCGTAACATTTGTAGTTGTTCCATTTGAAAAAGTAAATGTACCATTAGAGTTTATACTGTATTTGCTACCATTATCTGTTCTTCCTGTCCCGACACTGCCACCATTTGAATTAACAGCATTCTGCCCTCTATTAGAAAAGTTGTTATCTACTTCTGTTTGTCCAGGGTTCTTACCACTTCCAAACGTCTCATCAACATTAAATCCTCTTTCTAGCTCTGCTTGTTCAGCTATACTTCTGTTATCATAAGAAGAACCCAAACTTTGCTCAGATATTCTACTCATTTGTATATCTTGAGCTACATGATTAGCTGCTAACCTTTCTTCGGGTGTAATCGCATTTTGAGCTATTGTATTTAAAGCATTTAAATTTGCATTATAACTTTGTGTAGTCCCAGGCTTAGTTCCTGTAGGACCCATACCTGCTGCAAATTGTGTAGAATATTTATCATACGCCGCTTCATAACCTGCTCTAGCTGACACATCTCCAGCTGAAGAAAATTGTCCAAATTCTTGTCTGCCTCCAAAAGGCGTAGTTATTTCAGGAGCTATATTACTTGCTACTGTGCCTTTTTCTGCTAAACTTTGTTGTGCTATATCTGTTACATTTGTAACTTGGGGAGCAGCCAAACCTTTAGTATTTATATTTTGTTGTGCGGTAGATAACACATTTGAATAATCAATAGGTTGAGTTGTAGGTTTTTCAGTAGCATATGCTTGCATAACATCTTTACTAGGTCTACCCATTGGCATATCTTGAGAACGCATACCTACTTCACCTCTATAGGAATTTAGTGCAGCAGTAGCAGCTTTTCCTGCCTCTATATTTGCTTTATTATCATCTAAAAATCCAAAAGCATTCGCAACTGGAGCAAAAGCCGCTAATCCTAATGCTTTTTGTCCAGTGGTTTGTGTGCTTATCAATCCCATTAGTTCTGGGTTTGGGGCAAAATAATTAGCTCTTCCTGTGGCTAACGCTTCTTTTACATCTGCTATTCCTGTTATATTTCCACTAAAGTCATATTGAATAGCATAATCTTTACCACCAATACTAGTTCTAGCACCTCCCAATCCTGCATCTATTTCAGGGTCTCCTCCTCCTCCGTCACCACTATCTTGTTGAACAACTCTAGTTGGTGCAACTGGAGCAGGGGTATCGTCTGCAGGAGGAGGGGTAGTACCGTCTCCTGGCTTGTATGTTTGGTTATCAGTATACGAACCTACATTACCAGCACCTACAACAACATTAGGATTAGTTGTAGGACCGAGATTAAGAGAAGCAGGTGTAATTGCTCCAGTGGAAACTGGAGAAGCTATACCTTTATTTATGCTAGGTTGTAATTTATCATCTATACCATCTTTATTTTTATCAATAAAACCTGGAGTTTGTACAAATTTAGCTGAGGCAGCTTCAGGAGCTTTTGCTGTACCGTATTGCCCTAGTGCAGGATTGTAAACTGCCTGTTGTTTTTGTATGCCTCCTAAAGTTGCTACATTAGGTTGGGCATTCATAATAGTCATACCTGCGGCTGCAGTTTTAACATCATTATCAATATATTCTACTTGACCAGCATCTTCCATTTCGCCAAGACCTTTAAGGGCATCTCTTCTTAGTCCTTCGTACATACCAAGACCATGGTATCTAACCACGTTAGCGGGAACAACTAATTCACCTTCACTAAGTAGCACATGTTGATTATCTTTAACCTCATCTCCTGTAGCACCTGGAGGAGGGTCAGATGGAGTACCCATTGATGCTTCTTCATATTCTGGTTTATCGGGACTGCCCATATCAATTACAACAGCTAATCCCTTGCCTTCTTTTTTAACTTTGTCTCCTCCTTCAATAGACTTACCTTTAGCAGCCATTACAGGAGTTGGGCTAAGTAGTTGTTCTTCTTCGGCTTTCTTGGCAGGTACTTGTGGAGCAGCTAAAGCTGTAGTCATAGGAGCAGGCATCTCTGTTGGCATAGGAGCAGTAGGACTAGCTATTCCGACACTTGTTTTATCTTGTTTTAATTTCTTAGCTACAAGCTTCATAACTTCATCTCTAGGGTCAACGACTTTAGGAGCCGCACCTCTCTTAGGCATCTTCTCTACTTTTGCTTTTTTGTTGCCTACGGGCGGGCTAGTCTTTTGTGTCATTGGGGATGTACCTAATCCTGCTGGTTCTTTTAATGCCATGAGTGCTCCTCCTGTGTTCATGCCTCTAGCTCTGCCTATTTGCAGACTTATTTGTTTTGATTTAGCATTGGCTTTTTTAGCTGTTTCTTTACCTGGGGGTCCTTTTATTAAAATATAATCATTTTTCTCTAGGGCTTCGTCAATGCCTGCATCACGTAGTTTGCCTCCTTTACCCATACGTAAAGTTGGAAATAAAACTTCCCCTCCTAGCTCCGTACTGTATTCACTAGCAGTCTGTACAGTAGCTTGTCCTCTCGTTGGAGTATTTTTATTCATAGCCCTTGAAAGCCAAGCTGGTCTATTATCAATTTCCATTATTTTTCAGCTCTTGATATAACTTCATCACGAAGAGTTTTAAGTCTTCGTATTTCTTGGATTGCTCCTTGTGCCTTATTAATGCTATATATATCTTCATGTTGTTCTAATAGCTTATGTAACTCAGCTACTCTATACTCCATGTATGCTTCTAATATATCTGTATTCTTCTTTACATTAACCAGAGGTAGTAGTTTTTTAGCTACTTCTTTTATCACTGTCTACCTCCTAGTAATTGTTGTAGTTGGTCCATAGCAGCAGGGTCTTGTTGTTGAGGTCCTGGTGAAGGATTCTGAGGTGCACTAAATCCTTGCTCTCCTGGAACTGGAGCTTGCCCTACCCCTATGTTACCACCACCTCCACCTGAAGGGTCAGCAGGATTAACTCCCTGTGCTTGCCCTTGTTCAGTAGGTAAACCACCAGCAGCTTTTAATATCTCTGCTTGCTTGAATGCTTCTCTTTCATCATTTATAAGTTTCTCTGCGTCTAAATCCATAGCCGCACCTAGTTCTCTTAGTATAACTGGTATCTTTAAGTAAGGAGCTACAGCAGCATTTCCTGACATCTGAAGTAACTGTAGAAGTCTTTGACTTCTTACTTCGTTCTTCATTAGACTTTCTGTGCCTCTGGCTTTTATTTCTAAATCGCCTCTAGCTTCTTTATCAAAGTCAAACTGCATGTTAAAAGCAAACAATGCTTCTCCTAAAGGTTGTAATAGATAATCATCTAAATTCTTTACAACACTCTTAATACTTAATTGTGCCGCTCCCATGAGCATGCTAATACCTGCAGCAGTTCTACCTGTACCTGCAACACCAGTTTGTCCATGTGAATAAGATGGTATGCCTGTTGCATCATCAGCTAGTGACCTAGCTTTATCAAACATCATCATATTCTCAGTGCTTACGTTTGGATATTTTGTTCCAAATAAGGCTTGCCCTGGAGCACCACCTTGTCTTCTAAATACTTTTCCTGGGAATACTTGTAAGTCTTGTCCTGGGACTAAATTAGTTTCGTCAATCTCAAATACTAAATTGCCAGATAATACAGCATTATCAACTGCCATTCTCATAAAACCATTCATAAGTGTCTGAGTATCTGACATATTTTCAGCTAGCCCTACACCAAAGAAACTATATGGATTTAACTCAAACGGAGCTGCACAGTAAGGAATACGTCTAGGCGTAAATGGATTTACAACTAATCTTAATATCTTGTTATTGCATACCCATATATTAACTTGTAAAGTATCTACATCTTCAAATTCTTTTGGTATTTCTAATCCTGAAGATTCTGCCATAGTTTTATCTATGTTACCCCAGAACTCCAATACTTCAAATCTATCTACATCATACTGAGTTTCATTATCTCTTAAGTCTGTTTCCCACCACTTACGTGTGTAGTTGTATCCCATCTCAGCACATTCATCTACCGCATCTGTATCAAAGTAAGGTCTTTTCTTAAGATTACGTAACTCTGAGTAACTTAGCTTATGTCTTTCTATAACATATTCTGCTTCAGCCATATTATTAGCATCATAGTCAGGATAAAAGTTCCATGTAGAAACTGATTCTACTCTTGGAACAGTTTTACTTTCTGGTGAATAGTTACCTTCTTCATCCCAATTAGCTTTTTCTTTATCAAAAGCAAAAGGTCCTTTGATTATTCCTGTACCAAATAAAGCCATTTCAAATGCTACAGTTCTTAAATGTTTGGAAGCGTTAGATTCCTCTAACTGGTCAAGAATAGTCTTCTCCATTCTCTTAGCTGCTTTTTGTGCTGGGTAGTATGTCTGTGCAGTAGGAGTTAATCCTGTGCCAGATTTTAATTTTTCTTTTATGGCTTCAAGGTCATCTTCATACGCCCCAAGTTTCATATCTCTTAGTGTGTCTTGTGTAGCCCCTTTAGGTATATCTTGTCCATCTCCAGGAAAACCATACACATTGTTTAATTCTTCTAGTGCATTATCTGGTTCTTTAGGGTCAAAATTTACAGATTCTGTAACACCTTCAGGAATGCGTGTGGCTTCTACTCCTAACGGAAATCTTTGACCAGCAAATAAAACGTCAATAATTTGACCATAAGCTGCTAATACCTTAGTTTTAGTTATTTTTATAAATACTTGGGATTTCTCTGTTTCAGTAAATTGAGTATCGTTCGTATATAATCCTCTATACTGTCGATATGAATTAAGCCATCTTTGTTCGTCATAGAGTCTTGCGTCTTCTGCAGATTTAAATTTTTCTATAACGTACGCTGCTAGTTCATCCTTTGGTTCTTTAGGAACAAATACTAAATCTTCTATGTTTTCGTTTTCATTTTCCATGTTTAATATCCAAATACTCTATCTGCAGGAGTCCATGTTCTAGGCATCGCTGCTGGGTCATAGTCAAATATGGACTTAGACCTTGGTCGGGTCATTATACCATATCTCAACGCATCATACAAATGGTCTTCTGCTTTCGTGTCTACATCTTCAGAGTTACTTTTATCTAAAGGTATAATAGGTAGCTGGGCAATTAAATTAGTACAATTATTAAATATGGTTAGACCTGCCTCTTCTGTAATATCATCTACTTGAAGTCTTCTGTGTATTTCGTTTTTACCTGCTACACGACTTCCTTTACTTCTGTCTGCTGGTCGCCAACGACAACCAACTGAAATCATTTGTTCCGCCAAGGAAGGACCCGTATCACCTCTTTTATGCCAACACGAGCTGTCGAGTACACCATACGAGATTTGTCCATCATTTCTTTCCACATCCAAGATAGCAAACGCCAAATCCTTGGCTGTATATTTTGATACATACATTTCACGGTAGACCACAAGTTGCTCAGTAGCTGGGTCAACTGCAAACCATAAGACTGCAGAATAGGAAGAGTATCCATAATCGCATGCCCTAAATTTTCTCCAATTATCTGGAATCGTAAATACATCCGTAACGTGATATCGCCTATCGAACTCAGAAAAAGCCGCACCTTCTGCAACATCCCAACTTCCCTCCAATAATTGTCTACGTTGTGTCTCTGGTAGAGACAGCAACATCGCTTCGTAGTCCCCCTGCTCGTATAAGAAAGGATTATCCATTAACTTAGCAGGGATAAATCTTCTCTTAAACAAAGGCTGGTCAGACTTCGAATGGTGTTTAGGGTACTTTAAAGTTTCCCCAGTCGTAATATCTGTCGCCCAAAACGGCTTACCCGCTGGAGCAGGGTCAATGAACATTTTTTTGACCCAGCCGTGCCCTGGTCCTCCAGGGTTTGTCGTACCTCGCATGTAGACGGGGAGCGACGGGTCTGCAGTTCTAAGACGCGAACGTAAATAATCCCAAGCATATGGTGTCGGATACTGTGTTAACTCGTCAAAACCAATATAAGTGAATGCTTGTCCTTGGTATCTTAAAACATCTTTTTCTTGTTCAAGATATGTCATCCAAATTCTAGCACCAGACGGGAAAGTCCATTGGCTCTTTTTCTCCATCCATTTAGCCCCAGGGAAAGCCTGCGGATACATTTCTTGAGATTTGTGTATAATCTCCCTAAGTTCATCATTTGTGCGTCTTAATATAAGAGCGTTCATATTCGGGTTATTGCAGTAACGTAACGGGTCTACTATCAGACTGTACGTCTTGCCACCCCCAGCTG